CTGACCAGCCATCGGATACGGGTTATAGAGGTCCTATTGCAATACAAGTTTCAGATATATAAGTGCAGGTCAGAGTACATATTTCCGACCGACGCTCGCTGCCACCTGGGTAGGAGCAGCATTCCCCCTGGTCAGGCCGCTGCCAGTCCTCTCCTGGCGGGCCTGGCCGGGGACGGACCATAGAAGGTATTGTTTGTATCTAGTCTGGATACCATAGAGCTTTGTTTGACACTCAGATAGGAGAGGCCAGATGATCCGAGCATGTGACCTATGCGATAAGGTATACGATGCTATCAAGTGTCATTGGCGTTGTCCCGAGTGCGGGCTCAAGGAATCTTGTTGTGAAGGGGCGCCATTAAACGCACCACGAAACTTAGGGAGTTGGACTGAGGATAACTGGTATAAGGGTTCGCAATGACACAAGCCTCATATTACGCATCAAAAGATCAGTTGAAGTCCGCTAACACGCACGACGTGGATACTGCTGCACTTGCGATATCAGAACGGTCGCCGGATGTCTCAGCGCTGTTGCAGTTTACAGACGACTTACTAGATGAGATCGACACGGTACTCGAAGGGTCCGAGCTAATAGCTGCGGGCTACAAACAGGTTGGTGGAGAATGACAGTAGCTAAGAGAGGCCCTATACCTGGTAGGTCTGACACTACCAGGCGAACGAACGATAAGGCAGAGATCACCAAGACCGTGGATACTCCGGTAGAGTTGCCGTACCCGGCGAAGGTCGGATGGACGGCTAATGTAATCAGGCTATGGGAATCTCTCGCAGAGTCTGGTATGGCGCAATACTACAAGCCATCCGACTGGGCTATGGCCTTCATTGTGCTTGACACATTGAACACGGCCCTTACCTCAGAGAACCATATGACTGGGCTGATATCTTTCAGCTCCGTCAACAAGTGCTTGGACGAGTTGGCCCGCCTTGGCGTTACCGAGGGTGACCGTCGCCGGCTCCGCATAGAGCTAGAGCAGGCCGATACAGATGCACAGGCTAAGGTAGTCATCATAGATAACTATCGCAAGATCAAAGAGGAGATAAGCTAATGTCATTTGGATTCATTGGGAAGAATGGTGCGGATCAGATTTACTTCTATACGGCGCCCACTAGCGCCGACTTAGAGACACCAAACGATACGCCGGCAGTAGCATTTACGGCTGACGCTCATTTGTACTCTTGGAGTGGGTCAGCATGGGTGTTGTTTGCCGCTGGCGCCACAGGAGCTCAAGGCGCAACGGGTGCCGCTGGCGCCACAGGTGCATCCGGCGCTACAGGCGCCACAGGAGCTCAAGGCGCAACGGGTGCCGCTGGCGCAACTGGCGCTACTGGCGCATAACCTAAAGGACACGCCTTGGCGTTACCGAGGGTGACCGTCGCCGGCTCCGCATAGAGCTAGCAACGGCTGATACCGAGAAGGATACAAAGGTCGCCATCATGGACAACTATCGAAGGATCAAGGAGGCCAGTTAATGGGCTGGGAATCGAAACAGCTATACGAGGATGACCTGCCTCTTGGCGGTGCCACAGGTGCTACCGGTCCGTGGTACGTGCCTCAGCTATTTGTGGACCCTCTCCCTACCTCCGGTGGTGGCGGCGGGGGTGCTACAGGTGCCACAGGCGCTGGGGGTGCTACAGGCGCCGGAACTACTGGCGCTACGGGTGCCGCTGGCGCCACAGGCGCTGGGGGTGCTACAGGCGCCGGAACTACTGGCGCTACGGGTGCGACAGGTGCCGGGGGCGGTGGCGGCGGGGGGCTGCTCGCCAGCGTCGTATATGCACCAACTTCGAGCGATGTTAAAACAACTTCATCACCAACACTCGTAGCTGTCGACACGACGAATCTGACTGTCTCGTTCACAGCACCAGCATCCGGCGATGTCCTTATACGTTTATCGGCCTCTTGTCAGTTGACTGCTGGATCAAGGGGCAACTGGGCATTGTTGGATCATACGAGTCATGCTCAGGTGGGCGATACGGGATATGTCGGTAATGGAATCGATACATCACCATCACTTGTATTCAAGATCACAGGCCTCGTAAGTGGAACGGTTTATCAATACGACTGGGCATATGCCAACCAGGTCTCAGAATCGATTTACATTTCCTGTCAGGGCGCAACAGGGATACCGGGGGGTACGAACACCGGCCCTGCAACAATGGAAGTCTGGTCAGCATAAAGGAACGCTATGTATCAGTTGCCCGCTGATAATCGAACGCTAGGTTGGGGGATCTATGCCATATAGAGATCCAGCTAAACGGAAAGAACTATCTCTTGCTGCTACTAAGAAGTGGCAGAAGAAATATGTAGAGATAGTTCGTCTTTACAAGTTAATCGTCGGTTGCCAGGATTGTGACTATCGAGAAAGAGCGGAAGCTCTAGAGTTCGATCACCGTCCTGGTACCACGAAGCTATTCGGCATAGCCGATCAAATGACAACGCTCGCTCGCCTTATAGCCGAAGCAGAAAAGTGCGATGTAGTTTGCGCTAACTGCCACGCAATCAGGACTGCTGATAGGTTTTTAAATGCCTGAGACTCATAGGCCTATCCCTCCAGACAACAGAACGCTTGGTTGGGGTATTTTGGATTGGTCAACAAAGTGGATTTTACAGCCTGATGGTCCTGATGCCGGGACTCCGTGGAAGTACACGGACGAACAGGCAAAGATGGTTCTCACTTGGTATGAGATTGACGATGATGGGCGCTTCGTATATCGACGTGGAGTAATACGTCGCTGTAAAGGCTGGGGTAAGGATCCAATGCTAGCCGCACTCTCTTTAGTAGAGGCGTGCGGTCCGTGTAGGTTCGGCGGTTTCGATGCTGCGGGTATGCCGATAGGCGCACAACATCCAATGCCCCTCGTACAGTTAGCGGCTGTGTCCGAGGAACAGACTGGTAATACAACAAGCTTGTTTCCGGGGATGATAAGCCCCGCATTCAAGAAGGAGTTTAAGGTCGATGCTGGCAAAACAATCATTTATGTCCGTGGTGGAAAAGGCACCATCAAGGCGGTCACGTCGAGCCCTAGAGCACTCGAAGGACCCCGACCTTCTTTCTGTGTCCTCAACGAAACTCACCACTGGCTCCAAAACAATGAGGGCATTGAGATGGCCCGAGTTATTCGTCGTAACTTGGGAAAGGCCAGGGATGGCTCCGGTCGTTCTCTTGAGATCACCAACGCACATAAGCCCGGCGAAGGATCTGTAGCAGAGGCTACATACACTGCAGTCAATGAGGGCGATGTAGCCGGCGTATGGTACGACTCCCTCGAAGCTCCTGAAGTTAAGGATCTATCGAACTACAAGGAAGTCACGGACGCTATCAAAATAGCCCGAGGCGGATCCTACTGGGTAGATCCAGAGCGCTTGTATCAAGAGATCCAAGACCCTGACACTCCCGAGTATGTCGCCAAGCGTTTCTACTTCAATCAGGTGGTGCTCGTGGACATCGAGCGCTGGCTTCCTGCCGGTAAATGGGCCTCCTTAATGCGCAAGGATGACTACCTTATTCCTGCCCATGATCGTGTCGTTTTGGGGTTCGATGGATCGTTCGACGGGGACGCTACAGCACTTGTCGCAGTGACTGTAGACAGGCCAGTTCCATTCGTTCAGCTAGTCCAGATATGGGAGAAACCCTATAAGGACAACGCCTGGCGGGTACCACGAGTCGAAGTCATGAATAAGCTCCGTGAAGTCGCCGGCTATTGGCAGGTACTAGAGGTTGCAGCTGACCCTAAGCTATGGGTATCAGACCTTGAGGTACTTCAGGAGGAAGGTTTACCCATAGTAGAGTTCCCTCAGCGAGGCCGGTTCATTATTGAGGCCACACAGCGCCTTTATGAGGACATACAGCGGGGATTATTGGAGCAAGATGGGAGCATTGACCTGGCGAAGCACATGTCAAACGCCTGGGTAAAGGATCCTCTAGAGCCCAGAATCCAGAAGGTTAACCAGAAGTCCACCGGATATGTGGATGCCGCAGTGTGCGTCGTCATGGCGCTACAGCGAGCGAAGGAGCTTGGCTTGGAGTCTCAATACGTGGACGTTACGTTCACAGAAGACTACAGGGAGGACGAGCCCGATGATGATAGCGATGACCGGTATATACGGCTGCCGAAGATCATTACCGAGGCCGACTATCTCACGCCCAATCAGTTCAAGTAGGAGAGGCTTGCATGATTACGTTCAAAGAATGGTTGAAGCTGCCCGAGTACGCTCGACCTGCCAACAAACTGCCCATTAATATAGGACAACATCTTGAGATAGCCGGCGCCGCTATGTGTGTTACCGGCGTGTATCTCATCGCAGGCTTGGGCGTGGCCCTAATCATAGGGGCTACTGCCCTCATCGTAGCAGCAGAGTTCATTTACGGGGATCCGATATTCATAAAACTTCCTCGGCTGCCGCACCCTATAGCGCGCCTTAGAAAGAAGTGGCACCACAAATGACAATAACGCAGAGGCGAGACCTGGTTCAACAGCGAGGAATGCCCTTATCCGCAGGCGGGTGGGGAGGCTGGTTTTCGGACCCCGCCGCTATTCCACCCCCGTCCGTATACAACCAGGCGGTAGCTGGCGTCATTGTCAATGAGCGTAGCGTGCTAGGGATCATGACTGTAGCCTCTTGTCTGCGGGTACTAGGGGACGCCGTAGGAGGGCTACAGATTCATGTCCACCGGCAGTCGGGCAACAAGCGTTCTTATAAGGATCCCGAGGTCGATCCTCCTGACGTGGTGCATGATCCTTGCGCCGACATAGATCGAGAGCAGGCAGACTTCAACCTCATCATGTCGCTTGGACTCAACGGTAACTCCTACTTTCATATCGTGGACCGTCAAGGCCCTAACGACATGCCATCACAGGTAGAGATCCTTAACCCCGCACAGATGAGAGTGAACATAGAAAAAGGCTTTAGGCAGTACCGAATAGGCTCAGACATCGGGCCTATCATACCGACTCGGGACATCGTTCACGTACCGTGGATGAGCCTACCTCAGGGGCTTGTTGGGCTGAATCCTATTGAAATCGGTGCTATGGGTTTCGGGTTGCCGATAGCGATGCAGGAGTACGGATCCCGGTACTTTGCCCAGGGCATGAGCCCTTCCGGTATGTACTCCACCGACAAGCCTATGAAGCAGGAAGACAAAGAGCGCATGATTAAAGAAATCATGACTCGACACGGCGGGCTCGGACAGAGCCATACGCCCATGATCCTCGACTCAAATGCTAAGTGGCAGCAGATAAGCGTTAATCCGGCAACGGCCCAGCTGCTAGAGGCGAGGGCCTTTAGCCGAGCTGACCTGTGTGGGTTCTATGGCGTACCGGGCCACCTTGTTGGTGACGTATCTGCCGGAGGGAGCGAGGTCTATGGCAAAGGACTTCAGGAGATGGTTATGGGTTTCGCCCTGTTCTCCCTCTCTGGATATACCCGCAGGATTGACCGGATGTATACCAGCCTGCTTCCAGCAGGCTACTACGTGCGTCGAAACGTTGCTGACCTGTTTAAGACTAATGACCAAATGCTCGGAGAGTTCATTAACGCTCTACGTATGGCGGCAGTAGCTACACCTAATGAGTGCCGTGAGTACTTGCGTTTGCCTGTCTCTACTGAGAAGGGCGCAGACTCTCTATGGGGACCGATCAACTCGGCTCACTCGGACTTCATGCTCGTCGGCGGTGGCGCTCTTGCTGCTAATCCCCCTAGTGCTGACACTGGCGCTGCCTCTAATACGCCGATGCCTTCTACTCCTAAGCCTGCCGGTAATGAGCCGGCGCCCGGTACTGCCGCCAGTACCTTTGCAAAGGCGGCGGCACTACCGAACACAGGTCCAACCGGTCCAAAGAAGTCCTAAATGCAAATGCAACCACTGCCCTGGAATGTATCAGCACGAGGCGATTACGAGCCATACGTTGCTCCTGAAAGCAACGAGAGGACCGTTATTGTCCCCCCATGGGCAGTGCAGGAGCGACTCAATGTTGAGGAGCAGACTCAGAAGGAACAGGGTCACGGCTGGCATGGGTACTTCGAGGATCAGGATAACCCCGGCGCCAGTAAGGATAGTGACAGTGCCACTGGCAATACCCCGGCACAGGACTCCACTATAGCGTTTTTGAACGCCAATCCTATGGGGTTCACGCTCAATAACGATGGTACTAGTCCGCAAACTGGGTTCAATGTTGGCGGTGTAGTGGCTCCGTTGTTTGTCGATCCTGCTAACCCTAAGACCGATGCTGCTATAGAGAAGTATGTTGCGGCTAACCAAAGCCTATTGTCTCAGCCTAATATGCAACTGGGTGGGTGGCTTGGGGATGACGGTCGGTATGTCGTTGAGGTCAGCCAGAATTATAGTGACGGTAAGGAAGCTGCGCAGGCAGCAATGGACCGTAATCAAAACTCGTACTGGGATAACGCTCAGGGCATACTTAATAACGCAGAAGCGGCAGTAAGATCGCCAGATCCAAGTCAGCCAGCGGTAGACGCTAATGGCAAGTATCAGGACGGAACAGTTCAGACTCCCGCTTTGCAACAGTCATACGGTACCGGGGATTTTGGAGTAACTAACCCGAATACGGACGCCGGGGTAAAGGCTCTAGTTGGCCCAAATGGCGAAGGCGTAATCCCTGCTTCTAACTTTGGTAGGGACGATGCCGGCTCTCTTGCTACGGCTACCGAACCTGCCATATCCGATAAGTTCATGGCTAAGATGGAAGGTGAAGCAGAGTTCTATAAGTTCCCTGACGAGCAGGGGCGAGCCGATGAGGTTGAGAAGTATCTCGACCGAATGTCTTCGCAACAGTACGTACTCTCTCAGACGTTCTATCCTCGGGCCAATAACGAATCTACTAAGATTGAGGGTGAAACTGGCGGCGTAGTGTCAGCATATCAAGCAGCCGGTATGATCGCTGCTTTATCTCCTAACACTCCCGTTGGCTCAAACATTGCCGGGGCGCATATCGTAGCGCAGCTTGTTGCTACGCAAGCTATCTTGCATTTTGATCCTCAAGTGCTCAAGGACTATAACTCTGGCTTAACTCGACAGACTCCTACTAGTCCGAACCCTTCACCATTCAACATTCAGAACGATAAGTCCATACTGGATCAGCCCTCTAGGAATGACGCTGGCGCTGCTGTTCTGCTGTATACCAAGATAAACCAGATAAAAGAACCGTCCGAGTGGGCTGAGCCTGACAAGGTAGACAACTCGACCGAAAATAATCCGGTCACTCTGATGTCCGGTACGAATGGTATTGGCAAGGCCATTGATATAGCTGCTGGTGTTAAGTACGGCACTGATGAACTTGCTACACCGAACAATACTCTTGGCGGGACTGGCGGTATGAAGGAGCGAGACTTCTTCAACAACATCATTGATCCTACTAACCAGTCTTATCAAACTATTGATGGGTTCATGGTAGGGATCATACAGGGATCTGGCTCTTATACTCAGCCGGCCATAACACACGCTACGACAAAGTTTCCAGAAGGTAGAACGGTTCAGCTATATCAGGCAGCGATTGGGTCTGGTGTTCAGTCTATGGCTGACGGAGTTAAGGCCGGTATCTATCCTCTTATGGTAGATGCTGTGCGAAAGGGCACCGATCAGTACAACGCAAGTCATGGCACTAACCTGACATATGTTCATGGTCAGGCAGGCTCCTGGGCTGTAGTTCACGATGAGTCGAATACTACGCCGCAGTCCGCTGGTAACTTTAGCGCTAATATGGCAGCGCCCGGTAGGGGCGCCTCCGACTCGGAGAAGCTCGATGCCATGCTCGCCAACGAAGTTCCATTGCTGCCAGTAGTGAGTGGTAAGGACGCGCTGGATGCCTTTAGGCAACAGTACCCCGATCTTACTCTGGGCAAGACTATAGGGATGGGTATTACTATACCCGATCCACACGTATACGGCGTGAAGTGTGCAGATGGCACGATGGCTTTTGCAGTAGCGGATAAGGAAATGTCTCAACTGCAATCTGCCGGTGGCAACATCAATAAGGCTACAGCTACTCCGCCCGGTCTTGGGTTGCCGGATCGTACCCTGGATAGCGTTGGTATGGCGCTCCCTTCAGATAAGGACATACAGATTGCGCTTAGCACCGTGGCCGATCTTCATGACAGGTTCCCGCTAACGGCTCCTACACAATCACCCTATAAAGGGCAAGGCACAATTTTTGATGTTAAACCGGACAATGCCGGGGCTGCGATGACGGCACCTATAGTAATCCTGCGTGGGCCTGATGGCGTTCTGACTGATACTAACTTGGACCCTGTGCGCAGCGGTCTTGAGGGGTATACAACTCCCTCTATGCCGGATCGTATTCAGGTAAATGCTGCGGCTATGAGCACCGATGTAACGCACCAAGGTTCGCTCGAAGGGTGGCATATGCCAGTCTCTACTACGGTGCCTATTGCTCAGTACATGATAACGCACGAGTATGGTCACTTGGTCGAGTTCACTACTCAAAACACTCCTGCATCTAATCAACCTCCTGCCGCTGTAGTGTCAGCGTGGCACGCAGCAAACAGAGGAGCGCCACGAGGCGTCGAGCGTGGCGGGCTTAGCACTTATGGTGCTACGAATAATGCGCACGAAGGCTTTGCCGAGGCGTGGACCGAGTGGACTATTTCTGGCGGCCAGACTGACAATGCTGCGGCGAAGGGGTACGCTTCAATCTTCGGTTGGGCCGGCGCCCCGCCACGAGAACCTGGCGCTGATATGACAAGTGCTATCTCCTCTGCTGAAGGTAACCCTAACTGACTCAGAACTGTGTTTAGGGTTGTATACTAACCCTAAACAAGGAGGCAGAGTGTCTCGTAAACAGAAGACAGCTAAGTGGGCGAAAGAACATGAGAAGGAACTACAAGCAGGGAGATCCTAAATGCCTAAGACTACTCTATTTGGTGTTCCACAGGGGAGCTTTATCATCGCAGATACAGCTACCGGGTCGAAGCTAATAGGTAACGATCCGCTCGATGAGGAGCCCGAGGACAAGGATCTCACAGCTGAGTACGTGAAGATATTTGAGGCGGCGAGCAGCAATGCTTAATCTAGATGAGCAGATTAAAGCCGATCAGGAGATCCTAGCTGAAACGGATGCTCTAGAGTTTTCCCAACCAGAAGATTGGTCTGAGGAGATTGAGGCAGTAGAGATGGTGGCATACACCAATAGGATCTTAGAACAGAATGGCTACCCAGTACATAATAACTATGGCGACCTTAACTGGCTCGCTGAAGCTCTTGGGCTGCCTACCGACCAGGCCACAGGAGGCAACAATGCTAGCTAATGAAACTACTGGACATACTCTCTATTCATCTGATAGAGTTGAGTATGTAGGAGGTATGTCGTTATGGAAGTAACTCGGGAGCAATCCGAGGCTGAATCCACCACAATGCGAGAGCACTATGCTGAAGTAGAGTGGCGGGACGGTAAGTCCTATGGGGATCTCATGGACGCCCTGAGTACTGCCGTAACGGCCAAGTTTAGTAAGAAGGGTGACAAGGACGACGACTCTTGGATTTACGTCCAAGATTTCGATGATGACTCTGTTATCTTCAGTCAGGACGGCGAGAAGTTCTCAGTGCCATATACGATCGATGGCAACAGCATTGACATTGGTAAGGCTGTTACAGTGAAGGCCGTTACTACATACGTGCCTATTGAAACTAAGTCCGCCGAGCCTGAGCTTATCCCCGCAGTGCCGAAGAAACACTGGTCCTTGCGAGAGATCGAGCAGCCTCAAGTAGCGGACTTTCAGGTGCGCACGGAGGGTGAGAGCCCGACTGAAGCTACCCTCGTGGGATACGCTTCGACCACCGGTAATGCGTATGCGTGCCGTGACTGGATGGGCGAGTACAACGAAACCATCATGCCGGGAGCTTTCGCCAAGACCCTCAAGGAATCTGAGTATGTGCCTTATCTGGTAGATCATAAGGGCGATGTATTGGCCTCGTGGCACCCTGACTCTGGACGCACTATGGACTTGGGCGAGGATGGCCGGGGGCTCCGCAGTGAAGCTCGACTCGACATCGTAGAGAATACCTCTAGCCGGAACCTAGTGTCCGGCGTTCGGCGTGGAGACTACTCGAAGATGTCGTTCTCATTCAGGGCGACTAAGGACGATTGGAACGAAGCATACTCGGACCGTAGCGTTCTAGAGCTTCAGCTATTCGACAACTCCGTTGTGAAGTCGCCGGCTAACAAGATGACTTCGGTAGGGATCCGTTCCTCTATGCTCGATATCGTGGGCCGTGAGGGTCAGGCGACCTTTAGGTCTGCTGGGCTTTCGTACACGGAATACGTGAACACTCGCCAACTAGGACAAGAGGGCGAGCCTATTTTCGAGGATTCTATTCGGGCCTTGAAGTACATGGACGAGCGAATGGTATCGCAGCCTCAGTTTATGTATTGCAGCCGAGCCCGTACCTTCGCAGTGGTCGGTATCATGGAGTCTCTCCGGGCCGGCAAGACCATATCGAGCGCCAATGAGCAACTGCTCAAGGACGCTCTAGACGCTCTCGGTCAAGGCGCTAACGGCCTTAAGACTGCTGGTGTTGGAGTCGCTGAAGCTGAGACTGCTATCCGTGCTACCCTCGGGGACACTGAGGATAACAATGGCGGCAAGGCGAGTAACAAGAGTGGACTAGATGCTGGGAAGCTGCATGACGGCAACCCGGTATCTCCGGCTGACGGTGCAGGTGTCAGGAGCGTTCCTGCTTATGTCAATGTAGCCCGAGCACAAGTCGAGCTATACAAACTTAACGCTCGCTCCCGTAAACCATCAAACAAAGGAAAGTAACTATGACTACCTACGGAGAACCGTATCTCGGTGAGGCAGTATTCGTCGGCTCGACCGGCGCTACTGGCACCGTGAACTACAACGCCGAGCCCGGTGATTTCATTATCGCTGAGCCAGATGTTGAGGCTATTACCGTCACACTGCCGGCTGTATCGGCCCTCTATCCGTCCGTTGCTGTCCAGCCTTCTCAGGCTGCATTGGCCTCTGGGCCTCCCTACTACCCCCAGGCGCCAAAGGCTTTTGGCCCGGCTGTTAGGGTTAGTCAGCAAGCGGCTTCAGGCGCCGGAGCTGTCAGCTTCGTACTGTCTGCGGCTGAAGTTACTGCTGGCACTAAGTTGAATGGCGCTACTGGCCCTTACGCTTTGGCCGCTGGACCGTCACATGTTGGTGCTGGTGTTGTTTGCATCGGTGGTAACTGGTACGCCATCTAAGCCAATGACAGAGCCCGCTAGTCATAAGAAATGGCGTCTAAATAATAAGGATCGTGTTAACGAACTGGGTCGGGATTGGAACAAAGCTAATCCTGAAAAGAGAAAGAATGCTTTTCTTAAGAATCGGTTTGGTATAACACTAGAAGATTATCTAGCCATGTTTCAAAGACAAGGTGGGGTTTGTGCTGTATGCGGGAATCATGAGACTTGTCGAGATAGTCGTAATCCTACACAGATTCGAGCGTTAGCAGTAGACCACAACCATGAAACAGGTGTGGTTCGTGGACTATTGTGTCATGCTTGTAATCTAGGTATTGGGTCACTAAAAGATGATCCTACTTTGCTAGCAAAAGCAATAGCATATTTGCAAGGTGGCGGGTTATCATAAATGTGGGGGTAGATATAGACGGAGTACTCGATGCATTCCCGGCCGAAATGCTTATGCTATTATCCTCGATAACATCGGGTGGTAATAGGGTATTCATTATTACTGGTATAGAAAGCGATGAGGACCCTGAGAAATCGGACCTAGACAACAAAGAGGCTTACCTCACTGGATTAGGGTTTGGCAAAGGCAGTTATTTCAAGCTGATTGTAATAAGCCAACCCCACGATACTAACAAAGCAAAAGCGATTGAGGATAACTCGATCTCTATGCTCTTTGATAATAGCAAAAAGAACTGTAGGGCTGCTAAGTCTTTATGCCCGTGTTTCTTACTTTGGCAAACAAAAGAAGATTAAAGACTTATGAGACAGGTAGGGTCCGAGGTATCCTCTGTTTCCTCTGTAATGCTGCACTAGGAATGGCAAAGGACAGTCCTGTCTTATTGCGCTCCTTAGCAGATTACCTCGAAAGATAAAATCAAGCCGGGACCGAAGTACCACTCTCATGCCCGAGAGCCGGGACTGATGGGAACCACTTGTTGTAAGAAAATCCCGACATAAAGGCAACATTGCACAGTGTCGGAATATCCCAACAAGCCTATTGGAGGGCACATGAGTAAAGAAACGAAGGCGGCTCTTGCCGCACTCGTCGCAGAGCGTGCAGCGCTCGTGACTGAGTTGGAGACTGTGGTCAATGCCGCAGCCACGGAGACTCGTGATTTCACCCCGGAGGAAAACTTCTCTAGGGGCGAGTTGACCGTGAAGATTCAGGGTCGTGAGGACGCTATTGCAGTGGCCGAAGCGGCTCGTAAGACTGAGCGCAAAGAGAAGAAAGCCGCACAGGCTCGAATGCAGTATGGCACCGGCTACACCCTTAAGGGTGACGGCCAAATGACCAAGCTGTCCGAGCACCGTGTGTATGAGTCTGGTAATGGCCGGTCGTTCCTTCAGGACGCCGCTATCGCTGGTTTCGGTGCTGGCCTTGGGGCTCGGTACTTCGGCGCAGTTGAGCGTCTTCAGCGACACGGTGCGGAGAACCACATTGTGGCAACCGAGATCGACGCTAAGATCACTCGTAGCGGACCGGAGCAGTACTTCCTCGACCAGATGATTGAGGCTAAGAACCCTCGTGAAGACAACCACGGACACGTTTATTCGTACCGTGACTTTGCGGGTTCCGTTCAAGAGCGTGCATTGAGCATTTCTCAGGGCGCTGGTGGAGAGTTTGTTCCTCCGTTGTTCCAGACGCTTGAGTGGATTGCATTCATGCGTGCCGGCCGTCCCCTTGCGGATTGCCAGAATAAGCAGCCTCTGCCTGACGGTACCATGAACATCAATATCCCGAAGGTGGTTGGCGGCACTGCCGTTGGCCCGCAGTCGGGCGGGGAGAATACCCCGGTGCTCATGCAGAACCTTCAGACTGCATACATCAGCTTGCCAGTGGTCCTCAAGGCCGGTGGACAGTTGATCTCCTTGCAGTTGCTTGAGCGTTCGCCTATCGCTTTCGACCAGATGGCATTCAAGGACTTGGGCAAGGCTTACGCCCAGGCCGTCGATGTCGCTGTCGCAGCTGGTAACGGCACCAACCAGTTCGAGGTTATCGGCGCTGGATCTGCCGACGTTGTTGGTATTCTGAATACCACTGGCGTACAGACTGTCACTTGGACGCAAGCTACTCCTACCCTCAAGGGCCTTTACGGGCAGCTTGGTCAGGCTAAGGCCGACGTATTCAATACGTTGTTCCTTCCGTCCACGCACTGCTTTATGAGCCCGACGTATTGGGAGTTCTTGGCTTCTCAGTTCGACTCTGCCGGCCGTCCTTTGGTCGTTCCGTCCTACCTCGGCCCGTTCAATGCGGCTGCCACAGCTACGGACGCCGGCCTGAATATGGGCGAGGGTGCTACTGGAACTAGGGTCTTCGGACTTGACACCTATGCTGACGCTAACTTGCCTCAGCAGCTTGGTGTGGGCTCTAACCAGTCCGTTATCCTGGGTGGGCGTTTCGAGGAGAACTACTTGTTCGAGTCGCCTGTCGTGACTAGGGTGCTTCCACAAACTTACGGTAATCAGATGTCCGTGCTTTTGCAGATCTATGGCTACATTGCCTTCACCGCAGCTCGGTACGCTAACGCTAACTTCGTTATCTCTGGCACTGGGTTGGTCACTCCTACGTTTGCATCATAAGCTCCTTATCTATTTTAGGTAAAGGTAAAGTTGTTGGAGTGGGGAGTCGTATCGGCGGGCAACGTGCCTCCCCACTCTGACTCAATCGAAAGGACATTGCCCGATGCCCAGAGATAGAACGAAATACAATTCTAAGTACACCGAGAAGCACAATGCATCTCGGTTAGCTGCTCTTGAAATAAAAGCTGGTCGTCCTTGTCCTACGGTTTGTGAGCTATGCGGATCGCCGCCCTCAAGGCGCCGACTTAACTATGATCATAATCATATTACTGGTGAGTTTCGAGGATGGATCTGCGAGTCATGTAACTTGGCTCTTGGACTTGTTCAAGATTCCACAGACCGGCTTCGTGCAATGATCGAATACCTAGAGACTGAAGGACTGTGATGCATCCCACTACTATGATTACGGCGCTCGAACGAGAGCGTGAGTCACACAAAGCAGATCCCAACCACGTTAAGCTGATAGACGAGCAACTCGCCTATTGGCGGGAGCAACCACTCCCAACAGAGAAGACACTAGATACGGGGGCTGTTGTGGCAGATAGAACAGAAGCATACCTCGCTGCTCTACGAGTAGAGAAGACGAGATATCCGAACCGGGCCAAGGATATAGATAAAGAGATAGCGTCCACGGAACGGGCTAGAGGAAAGATACACGTCGAGCGAGCGGTAACGCAGGAGCGAGGCGTCCAGCACGCAACGATTGACAACGATCTGAAGGAATAAACCTAAATGGCTTTTACGCCCGTCGCACTCACAGGCAAGTTCTCAGATGGATCCCACCCGCTACTCGGCACTTTGACAGTTACACTGTCAGAAGTTATGAGTAACAGCGGTGTCGTTGTATCTCCGAATGCAAAGGTTCTTACCCTTGACGGTGGCGGGCAGATCTCACAGTCTTTCTATGCGAATAGTGACTTGGATACAGTCCCCTATTTAGGGGCATGGTACGAGGTCACCGAGCAACTTAAGACAAGCACCGCCCAGGGTCAGCAGCGAGATTACTCGATCCAGATTCCGGCCTACGATACACCTTATTCGTTCTCATTTGTGAACGGAGTTACGTCTGGTGTAACTGGCCCTGGGATTGTCAACTTCAACAGTACGAACTATGCCAGCGTTACTACGGTATTCGTTTCCATAGTGGACTCTCTTAATCAGAGTGTTGCGAGCTGGGTGGACGGGCTCGTGGGCGGCAATGTCGTCATATACAACGGGTCTAACGCAGGTAACTACGCCATTTTTACTGTGAATAGCTACGGCCTAGCTGGTGGAGTCATCGCCCTAAACGTGACCTTTGTTAAGTCGAATGGCCTCTTTGGTGGCGAGGTAGGCGACCTCGTGCTCGGGCAGCCGATCACCACTATCGACATCTCAGACCTTATGCCGGGTACGCCCGGTGGGTTCAATCCGACCAAGCATAACCCCGCAGGATCTGTCCAATGGACAACTTACCTCGACATGCCGGAAGTTTTGGCGTGGTTGCAGTTTACGAGTGCACCTACTGTTGGCAGCAACCAGTCCGAGATGCTACAGCGTCTTATCGACGCAGCTTGCTACATTGCTCAGGATATAGCGAACCGACCCCTATGCCCGACGACGTTCTATGAGAGGCACGACGGCTGGTCTGGCGAGTACATACAGCTTAACT